TTATGCCATGGCCGATTTGTTGTTGTTCCATGGTTATGAGGTAACCAATGCGGGTATATTGCGTAACTCACCCGAAAACACCACCTTACCAGATAAAAGCGAATTGGATTCATTGGTTCAACGCCAAAGAAACATCGCGGAAACTTATCGCCGTAGGGTTGTGGATTATTTGAGTTACTACCCACAATTGTTTTCACAGTATACCGAAAACCAAGAAGCGGGGGAATACCCAAACACCAACCCATCAAACTATGTTTCATGGAATTTGTAAAAAAGACATATAAGCCAAAGGATGAAAAGGTTAAGAAATTGACCAAATACTTCACGGAATTGAAAATCGTGAAACCCGCCAATTGTGATTTGTTTACCAAGGCGACTATCATATTGGTGATGTTGACGGGGTGTTCTGCGCAGTATCATTTGAAACAAGCCATCAAGAAATGCCCAGAGATGGCACAAATAAGTGTGTATGGCATTGATACGGTGTTTGTACGCGATTCCGTGACCATTACAGACACTTTCACCACAAAAACGATTGATACCCTCACAATTGAAAAAGATGGCGTTAAAACGATTGTATACCGCAATCACGATGTGATAAGAATTAAGACAGTTGTAAAGGCCGACACCATCCGATTCACCAAGACAATCACATTACCACCACAAATCCAATACAAAGAACGAATCAGTTTGCCCCAAATGGTGGGTGTTGGTTTGGCATTGATATTGGCATTGTTATTTTTGATACTTTTAATTACAAGAAAATGAGCAATTGGAACAACCCAAACAACCCGAACAACACCCAGAACGGGTGGAAAACACCATCACGGAGTTCACCACAAGGCGGTGGAACAAGGGCGTGTTTATGCAAAGACAAAAACACATATTCAAAAAAGTGTTGTGATGGCACATTGTGGGCGCAAGGCGTGGGCAATGTATCGCGTAACCCCTAACAATTAACCTTAAAATCGTTTTATAGATATGAGTATCGCAGGATCAGCATTTACCGCAGGTTACACTGGAAGTGTAGCCGTAGCCAATACCACCGCAAAAACGGGTAGATTCCGTGGATTTTTTGTCAATTCAAATGCCGTTGTATCGGCTTGTTTGGATAAGGACGGGAATTCATTGATGACTACCATGGGATTGACGGGTACAACCTTGTTACCTGGGCCTTTCCATTGCGTTGCAGACGGCAACTACATTTCATCAATTACCTTGACATCAGGTTCAATCGTACTTTACAACGAATAATGTTTGTTGGGATTGCAATGGGTGTTACTCCCTTCGCCCAAGCGGGTGGGGCGGTGTTGGCGTTAGAATATACCAATAGGGTAACTGCGGATGGTGGTTATTACGAAGGTGTGGACTGCATGATTTTCAAATTGGATAATTTAGATTCACAAGAATGAGTACACTTTTAGAACAAGCGAGTTTGGTAATGATACCAAGCGGATACAAAGAGGATGTTGTATATTCTCAAATACCCACGAACGGCAATGGCGATTTGTCATTCACCCGTGCATCCAACGGAACCCGAGTAAATAGTGCGGGGTTGGTGGAGGTTTGCCCGTGGAATTTGTTTGAGCAAAGTGAAAATGTCCCAAATGCAGTATGGGGGAAATCCACATTAACATTTAATTCAACCGTAACCGCACCAAACGGAACAAGCACCGCACAAAACTATTCAACTGCGGGTGCGTATTCCTATGCAATTCAAACAATTACAGTTTCATCGGGCGAATACTACACAGTAAGTTGTTATTTAAAATACACAAGCGGTGTTGGTGGTATATCAATAGGGTACACCGATGCTCCAAGTGTAAACTTTATTAGAGTTGATGCAAATTTGATTAACGGGACAATTGGTTCGGTTAGTTATGGTGGTAATGGGGCAAACGGAACGGCAACAATTACAAGCGTTGGAGATGGTTGGTATAGAGTAACGGTTTCGGGAACTTTGATAATTGGCACTGCGGGATTAATTGTTTCAAATTTGGCATTGGGTGCAACAACATTCAGTATTTGGGGCGCACAACTAAACATCGGCTCAACCGCAAAACCCTATTTCCCCACTACCGACAGATTAAATGTTCCACGCCTAACCTACCAAAATGGCGGGGGCGGGTGTCCGAGTTTGTTGTTGGAGAAGCAGTCAACCAATTTGGCACCTTATTCGGAAGATGCGACACAATGGCTTTTAGGTTCAATCGCGGGAACGATTACCGTAACCGCAAACCAAACTATAAGCCCCGACGGGACGCAGAACGCAGACAAAATACAATTTCCCGCAGTTGCATCAAGTGGGGCATATGCAGTTACTTATTATGAATTTACCGCAAGTGCAACCGCTTATTCAGGAACTATTTATTTAAAGGGCAATAGTGGTGGCGAGGTTATTTATATTATGTATACGCCCGATGGAACTAATTATACAAAAGTAACTTGCACACTTACAACAGAATGGCAAAGATTTAATTTGACATCCACTTTGGGCGCGGGTACACAATATTTTCAAATTGGAGTTGACCGAAGGGATACAACACAAAATGCACAAAATGCACAAACTATTTTTGTATGGGGCAGACAGTTAGAGCAAAGCAGTTACCCCACATCCTACATCCCAACAACATCAGCAAGTGCCACAAGGGTGGAGGATGCTTGTTTTAAGACGGGGATTAGTTCGTTGATTGGGCAGACGGAGGGTGTAATTTATATTGATTGGGTTTATACCAGAATAGATACAAACGGAATTATACCAATTACAATAGGCTCGAATAGTTTAAATCACGCATATATTTTTATCGAGGGGAACAATAAAATAACTTTTGATTTCATTGTAAGCGGTGGCGCGGCAGGAAGGATTCAAACTGCAAATGGGTATGCCGTCGAAGGAACGCGTTATAAAATGGCATTTGCCTACAAAGCAAATGATTTTGCAGCATATATTAACGGGCAATTAATTGGAACTGACAATTCGGGGGCTATTGTTGGGCTTTCTGAATTGTATTTTTCTTATCCTTATGGAAGTGGATATAATTTTCCAAACACTATGAATCAAGCCATCCTATTCCCTACCCGCCTAACAAACGCCGAATTGGCATCCTTAACAACCATCTAAAATGAAATTTCAAAAATACGAGTTCACCCCTACCGAATGGGCAACCCTTCGCAAGTTAATAGAAACAACTACAACCACTCCCGACGGGTCAAAAGTCCAAAGTTGGGTAGATTGCGCAGTTGTTGAGATAGGTTTTATTTGTTTAGAGTGGGGGCAAGTTGATGACAAACCCGTTTGCACAAAGCAGTCGGACAAATGGGCGGTAGATATTCTGTTTTATTCAGAACCACCCGCAAGTTTTGCCCCGTTTGAGGTTTGGCCAGACCCAATGGGGATTCATACTTTTAGCGGTGATGACAATTTGTACCTGGTTGGGTATTGTGCCAAGTTTCCCGATTCACCATATTGTGTAATTCCCGATCCCGTAATCTAATGACCGCCCCGAAAAATGCTTTGCCCGTCAATTTTGACCAATTTCGTAAGAACCCAGTTGCTGCCGTTGCTTTTTGTATGCTGTTGGCTGTGGGGTATCTTTATATTGACCTTCGTTCGGGGTACAAAGAACAAATTGAAAAGGCCAATGCAAAGATTGAGGCGTTGGATATCAAGATTGACAAATTGAGTTATGCCCTTAAAAAGTCGGATTCGTGTTTGGCAAGTGCCATGACGGAGATTCGTATAATGCAAACGATGAAAAAACTATGAAAAACGCATTGATTGTTTTCACGGCCCTATTCATTACGGGGTATTTGTTCACAAGCGTAAACGCAAAACAAAGCCCTACAATTGACGAAATTGATGCGTTGCTATCCAAGGTATCAAAAAACATTGAAAGTGCGGGAGAATGCACGAAAATGGCTCAAACGATGAATGCAAAGATGGTTGAATCAAAGGTTGCAGAAAAGGAAGCGTTAAAAAAGGAAGTTGCCCAGGCGGAAGCCAAGGCGGAAAAGTATGCAAACACCATGATTTTTATGGGCATTGATACGGCGGATTTAGACACGGCATCCATTTCAAACATGATTAAATTAAACGGGTTGTAATGGCAAAGGTTTCCAACACATCAACATTTCGTGCCAAGCCCAAACGCAAATTGGGAAGGCATACAAAATCAGTTAACAAACACAAATCATCCAAACCATATAACAAACAAGGCCGATGAATTTTGATAAGTTTAAGACCAACACAACGGGCATTATTGCCATCCTCATTTTGGGGTTGAGTTATGCCATTTTGTTTTCAATCATCTTTTGGGATTTCCCATCGGATCAAAAAGACATTTATTTCACCATTGCGGGTGGGGTTACTTCCATCGTAACAATGGTTGTATCATTTTATTTTGGGGCAAGTAAAAATCAAAACGATGAAAATTAAACAAGTACCATTTCGGGCATACAACCGCGAGGCGGTAAAGAAAACCCAGGTGTATTTGCACCACACGGCGGGTAATGGAAGCGGTGAACAAACATTCGCATATTGGGAAAAGGTAGCCAATAAGGTTTCAACTTGTGTTGCCATTTCAACCGATGGAACAATTGTACAAGGATTTGGCAGTGAGTATTGGGCGTATCATTTGGGATTGGGTACCAAGCATTTCCAACCTTTGGGATGTCCTTATTTGCCATTAGACAAAACATCAATTGGTATTGAGGTTTGCAATTGGGGGCCAATCACCAAGAAGGGAACAAAGTTTTACAATTATGTGGGTGGTGAAATACCCGCCGACCAAGTAACCGAATTGGATAAACCATACAAAGGATACAAGTTGTGGCATTCATACACGGATGAACAAATCGCATCCATCAAGGATTTGTTGATCCTATGGTCAACCAAATACGGCATCCCATTGGAATACAATGAAGATATTTGGGCAGTAACCAAACGGGCATTGAAGAATGAACCTGGCGTTTACACACACAATTCAGTTCGCCCCGACAAGGCGGATGTGTACCCATGCCCGAAATTGATTGCCATGTTGCAGTCACTCACAAAGGATTAAGGCCATTCACAAAGAAAAGGGATTTATTTCCCTTTCTTTTTTCATCAAATGTTTTGGAATTTGAAATTTCAAATGTATATTCGTGGAACAATATGACAAACGACATGGATTTAATCTACCTAATCATTTTAACGCCTATCACCATTGCGGTGATGTATGCGTGGCATTGTATCAAACGCAATTCCAAGCGTTTCCAAAACATCGAGGAAGCCAAGACCTACCAATTTGAACGCGATGAAATCACCCCCGAATTTGATGAGTTCACTCAAATGTTGTACCAACGCAGAATGTACAAAGGGAGGGCCGACAAATGAAAATCCTTTACCCATTAAACTTTCTGTTCGCTGATGAAATGGAACAAGTGGTTGGAG